CTATAAGAATAGTAGCAAATTTTTACCTATTTGTCAAGCGTGGTCTGTTGTTGTTTTGGGTCACATAATCTGCCCAGATACAGTTTTCAGGTGTGTAATCCCCATAGGCATCAACTCTCTCAATAGTCATTCCTTCCTCTGGGTATCCCATATCCTCATAGAAATTTAGAAAACTTTCTCTCCATCTATCACAGACTTTAATACCAAGCGCCCCATACTTATGATATGCAGTAGAGTTGGGGTTGTGGCATTTAGATATCATAGTTCTCCATCTACCATACAACTTATCTTTTGTCCAACCGTGGTTCCTTTCCTTTCTGGCGCACCCACAAGATATAGTTGTCCCATTTTTTAACTTCTCTCTCCTTACAGTTTTCTCACCACCACAAGAGCACTTACAAACCCAGTATGTGCGTTTCCCTCTCCTGTCTGGTGATACTGCTGTAAGTCTGCCAAATACCTGCCCAGTCAAATTATCAAACATAGCACCCCCTATAAAGTATTATTTATATTATATAATACTTTATAGGGTAAGAGGCAACTACTTCAATCCCCTCTTTTTCATTTCTGCTTCAATGTCCACAAGTTTTTGCTTTGACTTAAGCATCTGTTTCTTAAATGCTTTTCTCTCAGCATACATCTTTTCCATCAATTCTGGAAGAAATCCCTTCACATCTTTCCTATACATTGCACCATTGGCACAAACTGCATAGTCACTATACATATCAAATGTAAGTTTTTCATTGAGAATTTTATCCACAGTTACAGATGGATGCCTTTCTTCCTGCAATGTTTCAGGGGAAATGTTGTATTGCATCATCAGGTGAGGATACAGAGAGTTCAAGTCAAAACTCACAACCCAATCATAAACTCCTGGTTTAGGTTCCTTTACATAAGCACCAGCAAACTTATCACTCTTTTCACTCTCATCCTTTGGAGGAATGACAATGTTTCTCTTCTTAAGATAGTTGTAGATAATAGTGTCCCACAATCTCACTTGGAACATTGGATCTACAAAGTTTACCTTTGCATCAAATGCCATAGTCACAACCAGTTCAATCAGGCGAAGTTTATCCTCCAACCTATCCACCAGTTCCACGTCAATGATGTTGTAATCCACAAACTTCTTCCAATTTCCATTATAGAAATCTTTGAAGGTATCAAACTCAGAGTGATCTAGTTTCTTTTGTCCCAGTTCTACTTGTGCAATATAATCAAGTCTATATGACTCTTGGTTTACATAGGTAAACTTCTTATAAAGTTCAAGATAATCAAGAGTTGTGATCCCACCAACATCATAAATGTTGAACTTTCTACCAGAGATAGTAACTTCTTTTTTAGAATTCAAACTCCAAGGAGAAAACATCTTGAGTTTCTTTTCTCCCATAATCCTATCAATGCGACCACAGAGATAAGGAATATCATACAAACGAACATTCCATCCAGTAATCACATCAGGATAATCACTAGACCAATAATCAAGAAAAGAATTGAGCATATCAATTTCTTCTGGATGATAGAAGTAAGTCACATTCTCCTGTGTAGGGGTATATGGTTTTCTCCCCCAGGTAGTGATCTTTTTGGTTGCATAGTCCTGAATAGAGATTGTTAGCATCTCTTCAGAGCAATGATCAGGATCTGGGAATCCCTCTTCTGATGCAACCTCAATATCAATGGTCACAAGTTTCATCTTCTTGACGTCAAACTTGATCTCATCTTCTGGATACTTGTCTGAAATGTATTGGTAAATGAACCTCTCATTTCCGTAGATCTTGAATCCATCTACATTTTCATACTTCTTGTAAAAATCTTTACAATCCCTAACTGTTCCTGGTTGAATCGCTTCTACATATTCTCCTTCAAGTGTTTTGTATTTTGACTTACCTTTAGAAGGAATGAAGAGAGTTGGAAGATAATCATCCTTATATTGAACTCTCTTACCATTTTCATAACCACGGACAAGGAACTTGTCCCCAACCATCTGAACATTAGTGTAGAACTTCATTCCTTCAAAAGATTCTCATACTTTTCAATAAACTTACCATTAGGAGTCATGATTGTCAAAATTTTATCAGAGTGAATCATGAATTCATTTTGATTTGTACAATCAACAAACCAAGGAATCAATTCACCTGTTTCCTGATTGATAACAAAAGGTTCAATCAACTTACAATCAGGTTCTCCAAGTTCTGATGTAACCTCTTCAATCTGACTCAGAATCAGTGAGTTGTTCATCAGACACATCAGTTTGAGATTTTCGATTTTCATAATTTTCAATTCCTTTTTCGTACATTTCTTTAAGTTGGTCAATGGGTTCAGTAATGGTAACTACCCAATCAGCTACCATTGGAATCATCTCATCTTTACTCAGAGGTGCCCACGGAGTCAGTTGCATTTTGAATGGGGAACGAGTATTACCATCTTCCTCTACTTTATCTCCATAAAGCCTAACTCTACATGGATACCTAAGATAGTAACCAACTACTACTTTATCATCATCTTCCTTTCCAGGAACTACCATTTCTTGAACATCTGCTACGATATCTTCGCCAGATTTCAAAACCAAAAGTTTTACAGCCATCTTTACACAATACCTCCTCAGTATTCTAGCATGAAAAAAGAGAGGTATCAACTGGATTGTGCCAGTTACCTCTCTGCCGACGATATTTGGGGTTATTAATATTTATATATCACCATACCAGAACTTCTTCTGATATTTTTCAGGAATAATGCGACTCAAATGAACACTGAGGATTCCATCCTCAAACTTTACTTCTCTCACTTCAACATCATCTGCCAAAGTCCATGCTCTCTTGAATGCACGGGAAGCAAGTCCACGATGCACATACTCTACATCATTATCTGCATTCTTGCTTGCCTCAACTACAAGTTGATTATGCTCTGTGTAAACCTTTACTTCGTCTCTCTTGAATCCAGCAAGAGCCAACTCAAGGCGATATGCAGAATCAGATTCTTTTACAAGGTTGTATGGTGGATAGTTCACGTCCTGTGCATGTTCAAATCTATCAAACCACCCATCAAGTCCAATGGAATGCTTCTCAATATCACGAAGTAGTTTGTCAAAATTAGACGTAATATAACGTGGTGAAAGTGCGCCAGTCATTTGTTTTCTCCTTTTAAAGCAAGTGAAATGCCAGACCCATAAGGCATCTGACATTACTAATTATACAAGAAAGCGTGAAAAAAGAGAGTGTAGAAAACCACACTCTCTTTTGGGTGTTCCGACTTTTGTAGAGACCGCACGAAAGGTCTCAGTTATATTTATGCCTCTTCTTGCTGCTTACCCTTCTTACCAATATTATACTTCTGCTCAAGAGTCCACTCATTCTTATCCTTGTAAGGAAGAACCTTGATTTGATTGAGAGGAGCAATATCTTGAATTGATTCCTCATTTACAACATCAATCAGTCCCCAGTCAACAAGAAGACGAGTGATTCTATTTCTACGTTGTACATCATTTACTGTAAGGTTTGCATATTTGCCATCAAGGGCAAACAGTTCCTTAAAGTGAACAATGTAATACTTTCCTTGCTTATGCAGGATATGGCAGGATTGATAGAGTTTCTTTTCCTTTCTGGATGCAACTCCAATACGAGTTAAAGTTTCACGAACTTTCAAGAAATCATCAGGTTCATTCAACTTCACCTCTACCATCTGGTCCTGAGACCAATTAACCTGAGGTTCAACAGTTTGTGTCATTTCTTTCCACCAGTGTCAAGTCGTTGTTTGATAAAGTTTAGTTGTTCATTAGATAAAATTTTCAGTGCCTGAGAAGCTTTCTCATTACTATAACCATAGTAACGCTTTACAATCTCTAAATCTGAGACCTTATCCTTTCGAATCCAGGGAGAGAATCTCTTCCTTTTTCTCAAAATATTTATATAAAACTCATATTGCATATCTTTATCTAGGAAATGATACTTATTCATTTCATTGACAAACATGATGCAATCAATGTGACCAGACAAACAACGATTGATGATGTAAGGTGCATATTCTTTCTTCAAAGAAGGATCCTCTTGGAGGAGATTCTCCTTTGTAAAATTAATTGAGTTCAACCAATCCTTCAGTTCCATAATTAAATAGCAACAGTTCTTTTCTTTGCTTCTGATTTCTCATATATTCACCAACTGAACGCATGGTGTAAGTAAGGTCAAACTCAGCAGCTTTCCAGGTTTTAAACCTATCCTTCACAAGTTGATCAGAATTATAACTTACCAATTGATCCATATTATTAGCATCACAATCGGCAGCAAACTTATCGTGATCAAATCCTTTGTGCATTGATCCCTTGTTCCCATAGAGATTATCCTTAATATCATAAGGAGGATCGAGATACATAAAAGCACCCTTGTTTCCATCCATCAGATAGTCATAGGAGTAATTAGTTATACGCCAATTGGAGATTAGTTTTGAGTATCCTGGTAACTTTTCAATTCCTCTGACTGAGAAGTTACCGATTGATGCCTGTTTTGAAAAGGATGAGGATTCTGTGAGACCAGAGAAAGAGCACTTATT